AAAATCTGACTTAGGAGTTCCAGGAGTTTTTCTGACACCAACAATGTTCTTAACTGTATGTTGTTTCAATCGTATATCTATAGGACCACCCGCTATTGACATTGCGCTTGCAATTGCAGCACCCAGATCATTAATCGCAGCAGCTTCAACATCGAGACCAGCAGATTTTCCGGCAGCTTTTATTCGTATTTTAACATTACCAATAATTATGCCACCGATGGATGATCCACTCATGTTTGGATCAATTTTACTTCCAAGCGATACGAATTGATCAGAAATCTTTTTCATTTGATCAACGCGACTACCATCAACAAGAATAATTATACTTGTTTTGGTCTTGCTTTTTATTTCATATCCCTTGCTCTCTAAAGACTCTGCGATCTGTAATCCATCCATACCAGTTCCTTGTTATGATATATTTATCATATCATAACTTCGAACTTTTGTTTGATTCTTCTCTCTCTCGTTCCAAATGTGTTTATAGGTTTATCGTCATCATCTTGACCAGAGTCGACAATATCTTTTTGTGCAGATTCTTCAACATCATATAGTTTCATCTTTGGTCTATCAACGCCAATAACAAATCGTTTATTATCTGTTGGATCACTATATCGATTCTTTAATTGCTTCACCATAATTTGATTCAACTGATGCAATTCTTCTGTTGCAATTAATGCGAACATAAAATCGGCTGTTGCAGGAAGACCAAATGATTCAGAAGTATCTTCCAATCCGGGATCAGTATTTGTGAATCCAGATCTTGTCGTTTGTGTTGCTGAGAAAATTGGAACATCTTGTTCAACAGCAAAACCTCTCAACTCCTCAGCAATCGCTTTGATGTATGTGTATGAGTTTACATTCGACCCGTGCTTCATTCGCGATGATGCACAAATATTCAAGTAATCGATAAAAATAATATCCGGTTTAAAGTTTCGTTTTAATTTTAATTCATCGACCAATGATCTAAAATTAGTTACAGATGCTGATGCAGTAGGATATTCTTTGATGATCAATTTACCTTGAACACGAGTACGGAGTGCATTAAACTTTTTCTCATACATATCTTTGGAAATCTTTTCGAGATCATCAAGATTTATATTTAATAGATTAGCATCAATTCTCTCTGCAATTCGTTCTTCTGCCATTTCAAGGGTAATATACAAAACATTCTTATTTTGAGCCAAACAAGATGCTGCAACATGACACATAAACAAGCTTTTGCCAACGCCCGTACCAGCTAGAATCACATTCAATGTTTTTGATGGTACACCGCCCTTAGTAATCTTGTTGAAGTATTCAAGATCAAAAGGGATTCTCTCTTCTTTTTTATGATAGAAATCATAACGAGATGAATAGTCTTCAAGAAAATCATGACCAACATGGGTATCAAATGACACACCCAAAGCATCTGACAAAATGCCTGGTATAGCACCTTTACTTTTGGTACCATTCTTATCATCAATGATAGAAATGGATTCCATAATTGCATTATATATTGCTCTTTCTTGACAGAACTTTTCTGCTCTATCAACAAGCCATTTTATATCACTTGTTTCTTGCTTGCTTTCATTAACTTCGCTCAGTGTTTCTAATACTTCTTTCAATTCAGAATCAGTAATCTTATCCATGCTAGTGAATCCAATAACCAAGGATTCATGAGATGGTAGATTATTGTACTTATTGATAAAACTTAAAACATTTTTAACAATAAGCTTGTCTGAATTTTTACTGAAATATTCATACTTTATGAACGGTGCAACTTTTCGAACAAATTCATTATTATGGATAAGATTCTTTATAATTGTGTTTTCTAAACGCATCTTCATTTCTCAGGATTAGGTCTGTTAAAATATCTCCCATTAGTGTAACAAATTCCTCGCTTTCTTGCAAGTCTTTCAAAGAATATTGTTGTGCACCAATTATGGTGTAATGGAATGATAATTTAGGCAAATATGATGAGTGATCTACTGATATTCTATCATATTTGTACATTATATTGTTGAAGTCACCTTTTATTATCTTTACGATAAAGAAGGCATCTTCAACATTCTCTATAATGTAATCACGATTCAATATCGGTTTCTTGCGATTGAAGAGTAGATTCTTCAGGTTCGAGAATATTCCCATATGCAATTCCATATTTCTTAGTAACAAATTCAGAAAAATCTTTATTATTTAATACATCACTCCAAAATTCTTTGTTCTGAGTATCTGCAAATCGAACCTTATTGAGAATTTCTCCAGTTTCACGATCAATTTTAGCATACCAACCAGGAGATGGTTTAGAAACAAATTGCCCATCAATTGCAATATCCATTAGACCTGAATATTTTTGAATACCACCATCAAAAGATACCGTGATGGGAATTTTAGATTTCTCTTTAACATATCTAGATTTTTCAACATTAATGATAAAGTTATATCCTGTGATTTCAGTACCATCTTTCTCTTGCTGTCTTCCGATAATGTAAATGTTATCAGCAGAATAGTATGAACCAGTGCCACCACCGATGATGTCTTTAGGATACAAACCGATTTCTTTGTAAGTATGATTAACAACTACCATCGGAATATCTTTAAGAGTTAGATGCGGTGTTACCATGCGAAAGAGAGATTTAATCTGTTTAGCACGAGACATATCAGCAACAGATTTGCCATCAAGAGCATCATCAATTTCTTTCTTTGATGCGAGATTACCTATAGAATCCAGAACAATGATTACATGATCACCTCTTTGTATATTCTGTAGTTGAGACATGATGTCAAATTTCAATTGTTCAACATCGGTAATCGGTGTATGCAATACACGAGTCATATCAATATCAAACATTTTGAAGTATCTTGTCGGAGTACCAAATTCAGAATCATAGAATAATAGAATTGCATCGCTATATTTTTTCAAATATGCAGAAGCTGTCAATAAACTGAATGCTGTCTTAAAGTGCTTGGAAGGTCCAGCGAACATGGTTAGACCCGGAGTAAGACCTCCAGTTAAACTTCCAGACAATGCAACATTAATCATAGGTACATTAGTTGGAATTTGATCTTTATCATTAAAGAACTTTGAATTAGATAATACTTCACAATCTTTAATCGTACTTGCTTTTTTTAGTTTATCCATTAAACTCATATATTTTCCTCTTTATTCAAAAAAATTATCAATGCTATTTGTTTTCTCTGCGCTCCAGCCAATACACTTTAATACTATACTTAGGGGGTCAAGAAAAGACTTTTGAAACTGTGTTCTATAGTCTACCCACATTTTCAGATCAAATTCTTTGGGTATTCTGTTTTGAAAAGCTATGTTATCGTTTTTGAAAGGATTTGGCTCCTTCAATGCGATATACTTAATCTTCTCTCCCTCTTTAATAAGCTCATACTGTTTAGTTAGCTTCTTTTGTATCAATGTATTGTTGAAGATCAATGCAGCTTTAACATGCATCGGAGTACCTTTATCAAAGATAATATCTTTTTTCCCGTACTTTGTCAACCCATTTACTGATCTGGGAAATGAAATTTCTTCTAAAGGTAATTCATTGAATTCTGCTCTAAAGTCACTGACAAAATCCTGAAGATGTGATTCATTTTTTGATAGAATAATATCAAGTGCTTCTTTAATCTTATTTCGACAAGCTGAAGGTGTTGAACTTTTAATTGCTTCTAGACCCATGATTTTCATCTTTGGTTTTGTGTATTGAACACCTTCATTATTATACACATGCAGAACATATCTCTTCTTGGCTGTCCAAATAGCTTTAGTTGCCAAAGCTTCTCGCTTCATTTGCATTTTTTGTGCGTAAGCATGTACATATTCAGCCAACTCAGCATATGATTTATCAATAAATGGGATAATCTTATCCTCACATATCTTATCCATCATATTAATTGTAGCTACCGGAGAGTAACCATTGAAAAACTTTTCAATCAATGGTCCCATATTAAGATAGATCGAGTCTGTGTCAGATGCAATCACATAATCAACTTCATCAGTTTTCAATATATTATTCATATACTGATTTATTTTATTTTCAATCCAACGAATCGAAAGTTGACCAGCAAGCGTGATAGCAGATGCTAATCGTAGATCATAAAATCTAAAATATTGAGAACCCATGGCACCATAAGCTGAATTAAGAGACAGCTTTTTTGCCAATTGAAGATTATTATATCGAGAAGCTAATTTATCAAATTCTCTCTTTTCTTCAACCGTTTTTGCATTCTCATAATCTTGAACAGCCTTCAACATCAGCTTTTTATACTTCTTACGATTCTCATACATTTCTTCCATCATTTTAGGCAAAAAGCCTTGTTGATTTGTGTGGAAGAATTGTTCATTGGGAGTCACTGTAATACCAGACAAGTTCGACAAATCAATTTGCTTATATAGCAATTTATCGACATTAATGCCTTTAGATAATATTTCACGCATATCATCAGTATAGTCCTGTGGCTCAATCAGAGTTTCTGGTGAAATATTATACTGAATAATCAAATGAGGGTAGAGTGAATTTAGGTCAAAGCTTGCAACATTCTGATGCAGACCAACTTGTGGATCCTTCACATACGCACCAACATATGCACCATCTTTTTCGTTAACAACTTTAGGTGGAACTACAATATTTTTAGCAATCAAGTTATTATAGATCAGTGCATCCCACATTCGAGTTTGTGCAAACACATCATCATAATTTGTTTTGGTATCATACGCTAAAGTCAAACATAGTTCTATAAGTTTCAACTTATCGTCAAGCTTATCAACCAATTCAACGTCTTTGATATTATACTCAATGAATTTTTGATAATTCTTTTTATACAAATCAAACAAACCATCATACTCATCATATGATAGTTTATTCATTCCCAATTCAACTGATGCAATATGATCTAATCGATAAGATTCTTGGGACTTACCATCAGGAGCGTACCATGTGTACATCTCAAGATAATCCATCATACCAATGCCAAGCCAGTCATAAGTAATTTCTTCTTTACCTATGTTGCGGAACACACTTCGCTTGTTAACTTTATTCCAGGGTGATAGTGAACGCATCTCTTGCTCACCAACAATTTTAGTGAATCTGTTCACCATGTATGGCACATCAAAGAACTTTGTGTTCCAACCAGTCAGCATGTCTGGTGTATTTTCTCTCCAGAACGCAAGAAATTGTTTAATTAGAGTAAACTCATCCTTACAACGGGTATATTCAACATCATCTCTGTGTTGTTTATATTCACCGATACCAAACACATGGTATTTTTTAGTTGATGAGAGTTTTACTGTAATTGCTGTAATAGGTTCAAGTGCTGTACTCGGTTCCGGAAAACCATTTTCTGACCCAACTTCAATGTCGATGTTACCAATGTTGATGCGATCAAATTCCCACTCAATAATTTCTTGAGGATTTGTTTGCGCAATATAGCTGTATTGAAAACTTGCATTTCCAAAGATGCGAAAGCCATCAACATCATTATATTTTCTAATGAAATCGCGAGCATCGCGAATGGTTGAGAATGAGATTGCCTCAAGATTCTCACCATAGAGAGACTTCCATTTTGATTGTTTTTTTGTAGGTAAAAACAAATGCGGCGAATATTCGATTTGCATCTTTACTCGCCGCCCATTCTTTATACCTCGATAAAGAATATTGTTACCTACACATTGTACATTTGTGTAGTAATCCATTTTATCGTGGCATTACATTAGTGATTTCAATTCCTACACCAAAAATTTGATTATACTGATTTTCAAGGTCACGCACAGGGGTAGTTACACAGAGAACATCTTTTCGCAAAATACGAATACCAGTT